TTTAATCCAATCAAAAAGTTCAGCGTTGTCTACGCCAACACATTCGAAATCTGCCGCCTCAGCTTTTGCATGCTGTGACCTGCTCGAGCTGCCGATGGCCTCACATAATTCTACGCTACGAAAACCACTAGTGATCTTAACCCTGCCGAAATGATCACGTACCGGCTGTAAAATATTTTCACAAAGGTCTTTTAATTTTTCTATTTGTTCTGCATTAGGATTGTTATTAATCCCTTTACGGATCGCTGTGTCCGATTTAATTAATTCTGATAGGGTAAAATTACGACTTAAATTCATTTTTATAATCCTTCCTATTATATCGTTTTTTATTTTTGATTACAAGTTGCCTGAAGCGTGGTGTACGGAGCATTTTTGCAATTTTATTCGATGATGAGTTTTTTAATACTTTTGCTACCATCAATATTCGATTCTAATTCTGCCATCGACCGGATGCATTGATACTTGACATGTCCATCAGGTTTTAACTGGCGTTTAGCTACACGTGCCCCTTTGAGACATTCAGACATTGACGTCTGGATACGTGCCTCCTTGATCTCTCCTTGTACAATCATAAGTAATGCTATCACTAACTCTGTCATTAATATGCCTTCCCATTTTCTCTAACTTTATCTTTTAACTCTTCAATATCACTTAATGCTTTTTCTAATTGTGAGCTAAGAAATTCTATGTTGACTTTGTTTGTCATGTTTAACTCTTGAGTCTTTTCCATTTTCTCTACGGACTTATAAAGATCTTCCAATAAAAAATGTTGCTCCTGATCGACGGGCACTTGTTCAGATTTTTTTAACAAATCATTTTCAAACAGCTCACGTGATGTCTCCAGCGATACCAGCCTAGCCGTAAGCTCCGTGTATGCGAACACGCCGGCTGCGACGAGTAAAATCAGACTGGCAACCGTCTTCATAGGCATCTGGACGGCTGCCGATTCTGAAATGTTTAATGGTTTATTAGCCATAAATTATTTTGTCCATAACCAATCTACTACCTTTTTCCAAGGCCAGCAGATTACTTTCCAAATCTTTTTAATCATATTGTTCTCCTCATGTGTATGCGGAACATCTCCGTCCTTATGCGTATGAGTTACGCCATTGTCGTGAGTATGCTCTACATAATTTTCCCCATGAACATGTCCACAATGAGGACATATTCTATTTTTATTTATGGGTGTTAATACAAAACCCATTCCGCAGTTTTCACACTTCATTTTTTCTTCTCCTCAATTTCGTAAAAGAATTTATCAGTATCCTCTGTTCTCCAGGCTCTACTATCTTCTACATTCCACTCATTCGTTTGCACTTTCCAGTCAGGGATTGTATCTTTCACTGTGAAAGAAGGTATATCCCATATACATCTGTTGTTAGGTTGTGCAGCAAAATTGCCATCATCTAAAGCAATTATGTGAGCGCACTTATGTTCGTGCGGGATCTCCGAATGATCAGTGTCAAGTATATTAGACTCAGGGTGTGCAAAGTCAACAGTAAATAAGTATTTTCCTGGATGCCATTTTTTGTCTTTTCCTATGTATTTCCCTGCTTGTCCGTCTAATATGTCCCAACGATGGACAGAAGGATAATAAGAAAAACAATTCCAGAGCTGTAATTCATCAAGTCGTCTTGCGGGCACTCGGGATGGCTCAAATCCCTTTTGAATAAACGCGCTAATTGGTAGGCGATAAAATATTGCGCCATTTTCCATAATAGCATGAAAAAGTATAGCCCTTCCAGTAAGAGCTGATAAGCCAAAGATAATACAGTCTTCAACTTCGCCATGATGTTTTTGTAGATCATAAAGATACTCCTTTTTTATTTGTGCATAAGTCGGTGGTATGTTCACATTTAAATAAGCCATAATAAATCATTTTGTTTGTTTCACTGCCCCTACTAAAACTTGTTTTTGTTCGTAGGATGGAACGGCATAATGCAATATTTTAGCATCAAAAACAATTATTTTTCCTTTCTCTGGTATAAATTTTTTATTAACTGGTTCTTTTAAATATGTATACCCATCTGCGTCATTTAAATACAATATAAAACTGTATTCATCAGGTGGATGAGTATGTTCTTCTTGATAGCCACCTTTGTCATATTTTATATAATGTATATGAAAAACATTTTCATACATTTTATTAGCAGGGATTATTTTTTTAAGTAAATCAAAATTAAATAATTTAATTATATTTTCAGTTTGAAATCCTTTATGAGTGCAAGTAACATTTGAAACACTTGGACCATCATATTTTTTTATTATTTTTAAAATTTTATCAACTATTTCATTATCTATTTTATATTCTAAACAGAACATTTTATTTAATAGACCCCCAGTTAGGCCCTGATTCATAATCAACCTTATTAGGAATTTTTAAGTCTACTGCATTTTCCATTATATCTTTTATTTTAGCTGCTTCTAAATCATTAATAACAGATATATCTAATTCATCATGCACCTGAATATGTGGTGTAATACCTTCTTTGTATAATTCTAGCATAGCTTTCTTAGTCATGTCAGCAGCGGATCCTTGTATTAATTTATTTAATGCCTTGTACGTAAATGCTCTACGTGTAGGATTGTTATGCCAATAATTTTTTTTAGGATTACCATCTTTATCATTTAAAGTTTCTCCTTCATCATCTTTTAAATATGGACCCATTTTTTGTAAATCTTGCATACGTTCTTCATCTTCTGGTGGAATATATTTTCCCCAATCTGATCCTCTAAGTATAGGTTCATATTTTGGAAAACGACAACGTCTACCTAACAAAGTTTTAATCTGACCTTTTTTAGCTCCAGCTTTCATAACTTCATTCATTAATTGTTTTACAAAAGGAACTTTAGTGTGATACTTATTAAATAATTCTTCAGCTTTAAATTTAGATACACCTAACTCTGCTTGTAATTTAGCTTTACCCATACCATAAAATAAACCCAAATTGATCACTTTTGCTTGTGAACGTGGTATTTCTGCCATTTCTGCTACGATTTTGTGAAAGTCGGTCGAAGGGTCTGTGTCATAAGAATCAGCAATTGTATTTACAGATGGCAATCCATAACGTAATGCATAGTGTGCTACAAGTCTTGGTTCTTGTTGTGAGTAATCAAAACAACCCCATTTACAATTTTCTTCAGGTATAAATAATGATCTTATCATTGGACCTAACACAGGATCTCGTGCAGGGATTTGTTGTAAGTTTGGATTTGAATATGAAAAACGTCCAGTAATAGTTCCGCCATCATCCGATCTAATTTGATTTATCTCAGCATGTATTCTACCTTTGTGTTCATATTTTAATATTGTATCTATAAACGTTGTATTTATTTTATTAATCTTTCTTGCTTCAGCTATCTTTTGTATGGTAGGATGTGCATGATTAGAAAGGAAATTTTTAGTGAATGAAGGCTCATTGGATTTTGCAGTACGTTCGTAAGATAAATTTAATTTTTGAAAAACTTTTTCAATCGATCTTGCTGCCCATATTTGAATATCTTCTCCTGTTTGTTTTTGAACTTCTCGCAATAACGATTGCTCTTGTGCAATCAATTCCGTACGCAAGTTATAAGCTCTTTCAGTATCTACACGCACGCCTAAAAAACGCATGTCAACGAGACAAGGAAAAAGATCCGTTTCTAGATTAAAAATATTTTCTAAATCATTTTCAATCATTAATTTTTTTACATGTTGCCAAAGTTTAAAAGTTAGTTCGGCATCCTTTTCTGCGTACGCTCCTACTTCTTGTGCAGGTAGTCGCCACATATCTGCTTTAGCATCTAGTCCTCTTGATTTAGCAGCTTCATTAAGTGCTCTTTCATTTTTACCTTCATTTAAAAAATGCCAAGACAAAGTATTCAGTGTATAAGAAAATCTGTTTTCATCTAAAAGTGAACATGCAATCATAGTATCGACTACTAAACCATTGATTTTTAAACCTAAATTACGTATCCATGATACGTCATACATAGCATTATGAAATATTTTTGTAGCAGGGCATTCAAGAATATCTTTAAACCATTCTAAAGTACGTTTACGATCCATGTTTGGACCTTCTCCATGAGCTATTGGAAAATACCATTTATCATTATAAGTAGCGACAGCTATACCCACAACTTCTCCATTATTTATAACAGCACCTGATCCTTTTGATTTTAAATCTGGATCTCTAGTTTCTAAGTCAATTGCTATTTCATCATAAGATCTTAGATCTGGATATTCTGTAGGTTGAACCCACTCTGTTTGAGGTAATATCATTTTTTTGTATCTTTAATTTTTAACATTTCTAATTGACAATAATGTATAATTTTTTCTAAGTCTTGTATGCCTCCCTTACGTTTGTATCTACAAACATATTTAATAATATTACCTTGAAAAAAAGATAATTCATTTTTAGAAATAAATTCGTATGGCTGAATAGGAAACTTAGTGTAGTGATTCCCGCCTACCTGAGTGTATTGTGGAAATGATTCTTTAAATATATCTTTATCTGTCATAGTTCGTACTCCTTTAATTTCTTTTTAGCTTTTAATTTATATAGATTATTTCTTGCTCTCGTAATGCCAACATACCACACTCTATGCTCCTCATCTTGTTTGTCAACACTTAATCGTACCCCTTGCTGAACTTTACTACCTTGATGCAAAGATAAAATTACATTGTCCTCTTCACCACCTTTTATAGCATGAATTGTTGATAACCATATACGTGCTTTTTCTTTTAAATTTTCTTTTGATGCAATTAAGTTTCTTAAATATAAAATTTCTTTTTGATCTGCTACAAACTTATCATACCAAGGAACTTTAACATCCCAGCTACCTGTAGGTATATAATCTTTAACTGCATTTATTTCTTTTTCATTTAATATTTCGTCCATACTCCATTTTGTATAAGCTGCTGCAGCTTCGTACATACCTACTTTAAAACTTTTACCTTTATTACTTTGATAATAAAAATTTTTATTTTTTAAATCTTTCATAATATCTAATAAATTACTTTTAGTTCTTGTAAGAATTAACCACTTACCTACAGATAAATCTACTTGATGCAAATCTGAAATGTATTTGGATTCTCCTCTCACTTTTCTAGGTAAATAATTCTTATGTTTCCTGATGCCTGATATACGGCTCACTGGTATAGTCGATTGTTCTTGAACAGCTTTTGATATACGTTTTGAGTATCTTAAAACTCTTTCTTTTGCGGGCTCTCTTATAAATCTATTAACATCGGCCCCAGCCCATGCATAAATTGCTTGGTCATCATCACCAGCTAAATAAATTTGATCACAGTGTTCTTTTAATTTATCGTAAAGTTTCCATTGCAAAGGAGATAGATCCTGTGCTTCATCAATAAATATAGCTTTAAATTTTGGTATTTTATCAGACTTTAATACTTCCATTATTATGTCATTAAAATCTAAAAGATTATTTTTAGCCTTATATAATAATAAATTTCTACTAATATGATTTAACGTATCAAATTCTATTTCTCTTTTATCATGTTCGTTAAGATCAAATTCTTGTCGTATACTAATATCTTTATTAATAGCTCTTTGTATCATTTGAAAGTATGGATTATTACATGTTAAAAAATGTGTTTCTTCTTCATTATACTTGTCTGTAAATGAAACACGTACATTTAATTTTTTACCAAGATCTTCGTAATGATAGGGTTGTATAATATCTTCTTCTTTTAATCCTAACAGATGATAACAAAATGCATGTATAGTTTGAAAGTATGGAACTTTTTTTTCGGACACACCTATTCTTTCTCTAGCTTCTTGTGCAGCTTTTTTAGTAAAAGCGAAGTAGCCTATTTTATGTAGTGGCACACCTTTGCGTTGATATGCCTTTACACGTCTAATTAATCTAAAAGTTTTACCTGTCCCAGGTGGACCATAAATTTTATTGATCTTTTCCATTTAATTTTTTAAATCCATCTGCTAATGATCCAGTCCAACCAAAATATCCATGATGCGTAGTTTTCCCATCTACAATACCATAAAATTTAAAACCAGATTTTTTAATTAAATTACAAAAATTAACATCTTCACCCCACCACATTCCATCTTTATCAAGAGTTGTGTCCCAAAAATTATAAAAATATGAGTTGGCTTTTTCAGATATTATTTCTTTTTGTTTTATTTTAAGATTAGGATTATCTTTAATTAATTTTTCATAAACACTTCTGTGAATTAAAGTTAAACCTGCAGGTCCCATTTTTAACTCTACAATTCCTTTTTTATCTATTTGAATATTTAAAGGATCATCAAATTCTACAGAAAATTTTACTACTTGATCTTGTGTTTTTTTTCTGTAAGGCACACAAATAGCATCTTTTTTTGCTAGTATCATACGCCCAACTACATCAGGTTCAAATTCTAAATCAGCATCTATAAATAATTGATAATCAAAACCTGATTCTAAAAATAACGCTGTTAGTACATTTCTTCCATAACCTACATAGGGACATTTAAATGTGCCTATTTCTGCTTTTATCTTTGCTAACGTAAATTTGTTAAATAATTTTACAAGCGATAAACATGTTGGTACTTGCATTGTATCGTAAGCAGGTAAAGATACAAATACACTTGGAACTTTTTCCGTCATACTATATTCTCCTTATCTTCTATTTCTATTATTTCTTCTGGTACTTCTTCTTTTTCTAAACCTTCCTTAGGAAGTTTTAAAACTCGTAATGGTGGAAAAGATTCTTCGTTATCTCCCTTAGGAAATCTTTTTTGACAATCAAATTCACCTTTAAAATATTGCTTAACCATTGTAGCTGTTCGTGCTCGCTCTTGATTCCAATCACCTCGTTTTAATTCATCATAAAATTTATCGTATATAAAATAAAAATGTTGATCTTCATGTAAAACAGAACCACTTTTAAATGCAGCATATGTTCCAGCCTTTGGTCCATTAACGTAATTAAATAATTCTTTCTTTAACATATCAATAGGATTTGTCCCTGCTGGTGGTTGTATTGTTTCCATTGTTGCCCACAATCCATTTAATATATTTTGATATTCTTTTTCTTTTATACTTGGTGGGTATGTAGTTGTATGGTCTGCAATCAAACTACGCATCTGTTTCATTTCATTAAATTGTTTTATACTTTTTGCATGCACTTGAACTATCTTATCTGCAGCTACCTCTACGTTAAAAAAATATTCATGATCAGGTTTATACATTATTCTAATTAAACCTGATACTGATGGCCACTGCGAATCAAAGTGACCACCAATACCAAATTTTCTTTTAAGACACGTTCCCCTCGCACAATAAGATGAAATAGGTAAATCATTACATTTAAAACCTGCTGTATCTTTTTTCCAATATTTTATTTTTTCTTCTACTTTGGAATCTCCCCATACGTCATCATAAACAATATATGCCCTGGCTGCTTCTAAAACTTTTTTACCCCAGTTTTCACTAAATTTTTTTTTAGCAAACACCATATAGTTATATAAAAACCTGTCTCTTTCATCTTTTAGTTTGTTGCCTGATTCTTGTATCTCTTTGCAAATCATCTGTAAGCATGGAGGGCCATCAGAAAATTCTTCGGGACCACCAGTCAATACTTCTTTTATTTTTTTATTACTTACTTCTTGCAAGCTATCTTTTGTTTGTAAATTAGCTTCTATTACTTTTAAGAAATAATCTAAATCCATTTTACTGCCATCAAGTTTAAATGCTTTTCTCTCTTCACTATTAAAGTAAGGTAAGTTTATAAAACTACCTGTAGTTCTTTCGCCATTTTGATTTTTACCTAACGTTGTTTGTTTAGGAAAAATTTCTGTTTTCGCTGGTAGTCCAAATAAAAATAATAGATTAGATAAAAATTCTCTAATTAAAGATGCAGGTACTTTTTCTTTTGTAAATACGTATATATGTAGTCCACCACTTTTGGATTCTATAGGTATGACGGGTAAATTTTTAGACTCAATAACTTTTAAATATTTTTGTAAATTAAATTTTTCATAATCATCTGGATCAATATCTATGGCACCAAAACTAGCATTGCCTTCATCATCACACGCTTGTAAGCCTATTGATTTTTTACCTTTTAAATGATCTTCGTAATCTCTTTCTGTTATATTTCTTTTAGCCCAACCATAATCTCCAGGATCAAATTTTAATTTGTTAGTCTTAGGGTCATGATATCCGTTATGTACATTACAGAAACCAAAGTCTCTTTTTAATCCGCTAAAATATTTTTCAAAATCTTTCATAATTAAGTAGGGCGCTTCCACTCTCGCTTCGGCGCCCTAGTTGCAACAATTCCCATCGGGAATTAGACTATGTCTCCAGTATTTTTAGATGCTTCGTATTTTGGTTTTGCTGCACCTTTAGATACTGATTTTTGAAGTTGTTGTGCAACTTCATATACCTCAGCATCTTGTTTTTTACTGACATCAAGATTTCTAACTCTTGATGGTTTGTAGACATGCCAGCTTTTACTACCTGCTGTTTTACCCATAGTTTTTAAATTATAAACTGCTGAGTATGCAGCTGGATTAAAAGAACCCTCTGAATCTGAGAATCTAAGATTCTTAATCAGATTATTAAGTTCTCTTGCTGGTGTAAGATTAGAAGATCTCATAGCAATTACTGCAGGTCTTGTCTCTCCATCTACTAACGCTAGTACATAGAAGTATGCAGTCTTTTCTACATAGTTACCATTTGGTAATCTGTATCTTCCATTTCTTTCTTCAACAGCATCTGCTGGAATCTCTAAATGAGTTCCGACTGGAGCTGAAGCACTATCGCCTCTCTCCTGCCATTCAGGGTATCTAGTTTGTGAATGTGCAACAACCACATCTAGTCCCTTGTTTCCATCAATAAGTTGCGTGAAGCCTGCTGCATATATCATGCCAGGTTTAGCACCATCAACGTACTTTGGATCTCTCTCATTACATTCTGGTGAAAGTTGATGAAGAATTTTTAAGATCGGAGTTGATACATCGTCTGATCTAATTTCTTCAGTTCCTTTGCCACCATCTGCTCTGAGATTAATAGTTGCAAGTGATCCTGCACTATTTTTTTTTACTACTTCTTTATCCATATTTACTCCTTAATGTTTGTTAGTTTAGTAGTTTAATTTTTGGTTTTTATTTCCGTTTGATTTCCTTCAAACGTATTAAACAACTCTGCAGGTATACTGCCACCTTTTTGATGATAGTCCCGCAAAGTTGTTCTAAGGGTTCCGGCATGAACTGCAATTTTCCGATCGGGCTCATAGCCTTGTCCTCTTGCAAGTAGAGCATATTGCTCTGCCTTGTTATCTTCGTTAAGACCAAATTTAACTGTGATTTCATTTTTCACAATCGCACCTAGTCCCTGTCTCCGAAGCCAGTCATGTGCCTCTTGCTTTTTAGCAGCTATAATTGAGACACCAAATACGTCTTTAACAGATATTTCTGATCCGTCTTTTAATTTTAATGTTTTGAGATTTAACTGACTCATTAAGTCAGGTATAATTATATTAGAATAATATTTTTCTCTTTCTTTTAATTCTTTTAAAGAATTCTCTTGATTACTAATCTCTTGTTTTATTTCTTGTAGAGTATTAATTTCCTTTGAGAGTTCGTCGGGATTTAAATTTGACACCTGATTTGGTGCATCTTTTCTTAGGTCGATGGTCATATCTTTCTCCATATGTGTTTGTTAGTTTAATCATTAATAATAATATCGCACTTACCTATATAGAGATTTAAAAAGTTGTGTCAACTTATTTTTGATAAATATTTATTTCAATTGGATAATAAGTTTTTTCTTGACGGTCCCACTTTAATAACTTGTACTTACCATTAGTTGTGTCCGAAACTAAAGAACATACTACACCTATGATAGCAGGGTCACCTGACAATAAAAGATAATCTTCTTCAGTGTAGTTTTTTAGAAGTGTTCTAAGTTTCATAACTAAAGGACCTGGTGAATGAATCATTTGTGAAAACTCTGGAAGTAATGACACAATATCACCATATTTTTGTGCACCTACAATATTATATTTAGGCTCACCTTTACCGGTTCCTGGAATGTCTTGTATTAAATAAACTTTGCTCATTGACTTTTTTACTTTCATGTAATATATAACAATTAGAAAGCAAAAGTAAACATGAATTATAAATTTAAAACTAAGCCTTACAAGCATCAGTTAAGAGCTTTAGAACGTTCTTGGGACAAAGAATACTTTGCCTATTTTATGGAAATGGGTACAGGTAAATCTAAAGTATTAATAGATAATGCATCTATGTTGTACGATAAAGGTGATATAAATGGCCTATTATTGATAGCACCTAAGGGTGTTTATAAAAATTGGTACAAGAATGAAATACCTACCCATATGGTAGATCATATAGAAAAAAAAGTTGTTCTTTGGGAAACCTCTAATAGCAGTACAGAACAAATTAAAAAATTAAATAGTTTGTTTTCAACCGGAACTGATTTTCATATTTTAATTATGAATGTAGAGGCTCTTTCATATCCAAAAGCTACAGAGTTTGCTAGACGTTTTTTAAGTTCTCACAAAGCTATGATGGCAATTGATGAATCTACAACTATTAAAACACCTACCGCAAACAGAACTAAAAATATTTTAGGATTAAAACCTTTAACTAAATATAGAAGAATATTAACTGGCTCACCAATAACTAATTCACCATTAGATTTATATACACAGGCTGCTTTTTTAGATAGTTATCTTTTAGGCTTTGATTCTTTTTGGGCATATCGTGCTCACTATTGTGTAATGAAAACTATGAACTTAGGATCTAGAACTGTATCAGTGCCGGTAGGTCCTAATAAAAGAAACTTACCTGAACTAGAAGAAAAAATAAAAAAATTTAGTGAACGTGTTTTAAAAGATGATTGTTTAGATCTTCCTAAAAAAACTTATGTTACTAGAGAAATAGACCTTACAGGTATTCAAAGAAAATTATATAATGAAATGAGAAAATATGCTTTGTCACAATTAGATGGAAAAGTTTGTTCAACTTCTACAGTAATGGTGCAACTATTAAGATTGCATCAAATATCTTGTGGCTACCATGCAAATGATGACGGAACTGTACAAGAATTACCATGCAATAGATTAACAGAGTTAATGGATATTTTATGGGAGCTTTCAGGTAAAGCTGTTATATGGTCTTTTTATCAAAAAGATGTTGAAAGAATTATACAAGAAATAAAAAAACAATTTGGTGAAGAATCTGTTGTTGATTATTATGGTTTAACTCCTCAAGATGAAAGACAACAAAACATAGAAAAATTTCAAAACAATCCTAAGTGTAGATTTTTTGTAGGCACAACTCAAACTGGTGGTTATGGTATTACTCTTACCTCTGCTAGCACTATGATATATTATTCTAATGGTTACGATTTAGAAAAAAGATTACAGTCAGAAGCTCGTATTGATCGTATTGGTCAAACTAAACCTATGACTTACATTGATCTAGTTGCAGAAGATACAATAGATAACAAAGTTCAAAAAGCTTTACGAACTAAAATGAATATAGCTAGTGATGTTATGGGAGAAGAACTTAAACAATGGATATAAGCCATTCTATTAAAACTAGCGACACAGCCCCCACCGTGCCCAATAATACCCAATAGATCTTGTCTATCTTGCCGCCCAATTCGTGAATTCCTTTGTGCATATGCACAATATCTTTTTTAACACCTTTAATATGGCCATAAAGAGATACTATATGCTCTCTAGTAGTTTTAGGTTCTATTGCCATTATGTTATTAATCCTCTTTGACGTAATCTTATTAATTGTTCTTCCGGAGATAATAAAGATTGCTCTATTGGTGTCAATCCTTGTTGTGTCACATTAGGCTGTTGTAGTTGTGCTGTTTGTATTACCTCTGGATTAGGATTAGCGTTTGCCACTGTTTGAGGTAAAGGTGGTGTTGGTATTTCTGGTATTAAATAATCTTCTAAATTTAAAGGAGCTGATGATTCTACAAATCCTCCCTCTTCAAAATTAGGTATTTCTTGTGTAAATAATAATGGTAAGTCTAATGATACATTTCTCATGTCAGATACCATTCTTCGTAAAATAGGTCGCGCTACTACATAAGGATTTACTCCACCAAGATTTCTAGCTATTTCTCTAAATCTTTCTTCAATATCTTCTGACGGGAAATATGGATCAAATCTACCTGTTCTTAAATCGTAAAAACTTCTGTCTGAAATTTGTCTTTCAGTAAACTGATTATATAATTCATTAGTTCCTACACCTAACGTTTCTGCTGCATTAATATCTTTTTTAATATTTTGCATAACATTAAATCTAGCATTGTTAGATTTTGCAAATCTAGTTATGATGTCATTAACTTCTACTGGTCCACCTTTTAATAATCCAAAGTAACCACCCGTAAATTCTCTTCGTGCATTTCTAATTCCTCTTTGATAGTTTGCAATTTTAAAACCCATTGATTTTAATGGATCTATTTTGATAGGACGTAGTCCCATAAACCCTGCTATTTCTGGACCAACATCTAATAGATCTCCTCTTTTTGTTGGAGTCTCTGTAGCTGCTTGAACTAATCTAATGTATTGTTTGTATGATGGCGCTAAGGCATTTCCTAAATGTAAAAATCTTATAGCTGCCTTATCACCTGCTGATGTTTGTTCTGTATATAACTGTCTACCATCCGCAGTTCTACCACCTCTAATAGTTAAATCTGCTGTTGCTTCTGTCCAAATAGATTCTGCAATAAAAGGATTCATTATTTCTGCACTAGCTTCTCCGATACCGTTTACAAAACCTGTAAGTAGTTGTTCATCTGTTAACTCACCTTCTTGTATTTGATTAACAACAGTTCTTAATGGTCTACCAATTATGTCATATGCATTACTGTGACTAAAGTCTATGTATCTTAATTCACCATCTTCATCTTTAATAGGTATCAATGTAGAATTTTTTGACCACTCAGGTACGAATCTTCGTAGTGCATCCATTTCATCTTGTGTCACATCATATAAAGCCATAGCCCCTTCAGTTAAAGCTACTGGTACACCTGTAGTAAATGTTGCCATTCCTAATAATCTTGTAAGACCTGTCTTATATCTACCTGTTGTCATAGCATTATTTTTAACAACTCTTTCTGTTCCATCTTCTAATATCTCTGTAATACTTGAACCTATATTGCTTCCTTTAACCCTGATGCCTGGAGCCGGTATGTGTCTCATTTCATTTAAACCCTGTTCTACAATGTTTGTAGTTGTTCTAATCATTTCAGATGGAAACGACATAAAGTTACCAATTGGTAAAAGTCTTGCGGTTCTTACAGCAGAACCAACAAAAGCATAGTTAGGCACAGTGTTCTTAACTATGTTAGCTGCCTCTGTTTTTAGTGCAAAGTCATCTAAGAATTCATCGTAAGTTCCTTTGAATCCATTTTGTTTGGCTCTATTAAATTTTATATTGAGTTCTGACTCAGGTAATTTAATTACGCTTCGATCAATAGGTCTTCCATTTGCTCTGTAATTTTTTAATCTTTTTAATTCTACAACATAATTTGCAATCTTAAATGTATCATCCTCAGCAACGTATTTACCTTGAGCAAAGTCTCTTAACTTTCTCATCGTGTTCATAAGAGGACTAACAGTTGTATCTATATTTGCAATTTGTTGACCTAATCGTACATCTGTTAATAAAGCTTTTAAATCTGATATTTGTACCTGTGAGTTTACAACACCTAACTCTAATAACTCTCTGTATGCTTCTTGTGCTTTAGGTCCAGCTGGTCCAGCTTTTAATAAACCAGATGTTTCAATACCTTCTTTAAATGCATTTGTATAAAACTCAGGGTCAAACAATGTACCGTTAGCACCTGCAAAACCAAACGCACTAAACATATTACGTAAGTGTGTAGGTATAGAGAACACAGTTTTTGCTAATTGTGATATTCCTTTTGGAAATAATAATAAATTTCTATACATCCAACTAACAACAGCTTCAGCTCCTTCTTTACCTTCACCTCTTACAAAACCTTGAAGACCACTTGCTATGTTGTTTGCATTTTTTAAAGCTTCTGCTATTTCAACAGTTGTATATTTACCAGCTGCAGGGTTTATAAACTTATCTGATCCAGGTAGTTCTTGTACAATCTCATCTACCGGCATCATTCTTATACCCGTAGTATTAGATCTTAATGCTTGTTCACCTGCTCCTTCACTAGCCCAGAAAAAACCTCTACCCCCTGCTTTTTGTATCTCATCATTTTTTGCAACTACACTAGATAAATAAGCTGTTGTTCTTGCAACAGAAGATAAGTATGTCATTCCATTGTAAATAGAATATCTTGGATCTGTTACTTCACCAAGTAATTCTCTAATTTCTTTTGGTGGTAATGTAGTGTCATCAATAACTTGTTTTACAAAGTCTGCACCTGGTCTGCCTTCCATAGTTTTAGTTATGTAATTGTTAAAACCAAGAGCTTTAGGTTTACCTTTGTTTCTAACTGCATTTAATAAACTTTCAACTTGTACCTTTGCTTCTCTAAAATATTTATCACTGGTTGCTATATCAAAACTTGTATCACCAGCTTCTTTTGCTATCTGTTCTCTAAAAAATCTTATAGCTGATTCTTTAGCTTCATCAGTAGGTGGGTATCTATTAAAAAGTGTAAAAAAACCTTTTCGTGGTTCTTCAAATATTCTGTATGTACCACCTATCCAGTTGGTAACTCTGTCTTTTAATAATGTTTGTAAATCAGAAACACCTTTATTTAACTTACCTCCTTGAGCATTTGCATCTAATATATCTATTAGTTTTACAAACTCTTCTCTAGCATTATTGATACCACCAATTAAGTTACCTTTGCTTTCTGCAGATACATTTAAATTATCAAATTGATCCATCAAATTATCTAATGCATCTTTGTTTAAAGGTTTTCTAATATTGCCACTAAACAAAGCTTCGTTAAGCCCTGTTAAAAATTTTGTTTTCTCTGCCTTACCTGCTTTACCAATAAGATTTTCTGCATCTGGATAAAAACTATCTACTTCTTTAGTAATATTATCTACAATCTCTTTTGCTCTATTTTGATCAGAAGCTTGTAATGCTTGTTTAACATTTTCTTCATCAAACAATTCTTTTGTTAATCCTCCTCTAGGACTAAAAGGAGCTCTAACATATTTGTCTAACCACCTTGCAAATCTAGAATCGCTGTAAGCTAAGTCTTTGCCTCTTGATGCTAGGAGCTTGGCGCTTTTACCAACACCATAAACGAAAGGTGTAAATGCAATAGACTCAGCTCCAAACTTTAATCTGTTAGCTAGTCTTCGAGCAGCTTCTTCTCTACCATACCCTTCATCTCGATCTAATTGTGTAGGTCCACCTTCAAACATATCACCAAACGTCCCTATTTTTTCAACGTCAGCAACAAAAGCTTCACCGGCTGCACCACCCATTAGACCTACAGCAAATCTTGGAACTTTTGCTTTATCATTTAATTCTTTTGCTTTATCTAATGCTGTGCTTAATTTTGCTCTATCTTTTGTGTTTTTAAAACTAGCAAAAGCATTTGTACGTTTAGCTTTTAGTGCTCTTGCTGTCATGTTTCTTGCAAGTTTATTAGCTGCTTTGAATCCTATTGTACCTGGAACTCCTACTTGAATTAATGCTTCAGTAAGTCTTCCTAATGCGTTTTCTTCTGCTACTTCTTCAAATGGATTTAAATTGTCAAAGAATCTATCTACGTCTGCTGCAAGATTTGTATCTGCACCAAGATCAATAAGCTCTGCTGCTAATGAAAAAACTCCTTCTGGTACTTTAATTATACCTGAAGCAATACCTGCTGCTACAGACGTATACCAAGATGTATCATTGTCTTGTTCTGTTTTTGTTAGAGGTAGAAATTCTTCTGCCATTTATCCTCCTATGATTGAAATGGATCAATATCAGGCTGATTGCTTATTAGTTCATTTCTTCTTTTTTTTTCTTCTTCTTCTTCAATTTTTTTTCTTTTTGCTATTGCTTCATTAGTTTTTTTAGCAAAATCTGAAAGTTGAACAGTATTTGCAGCTTCATCAGCCTCCGGACTAAATGTGTCTATATTAATAACTTCTACGCTATAACCATCTGTTGTTTTTCTAATTCTTTTAAACGTAGCATCTTCAATATCGTAATATACTTTACCTACGTTTTTTTTATTTTTAAAAGTTTTAGACTCAATGTCTCCATGTCTGTCACCACCAACTAAACCTGCAAAGTTTTTACCAAAAGCCTCTTTAGCTTTTGACTGTAATCCACTCTTTTCATAACTGTTTCTATTCTGAGCCAATGTTAGATTACCTTCGTATAGGTCTAAGAATGTTGGAAGTAAATCAACACCTGATTTCATGCCTGCAATATCTTTTTTAAGTTGTCTTTCAGCCATGCTTTCACCCAACTGAATACCAGCTAATTTTCTAGCTTCTTCTCGTTCTCTTGCATCTTTTCTACTAGCTAAAAGACCAGCAACTGGTTTATCAGCTGCAGCAACTATGTTTCTCATAGTTCCACCAGGTAAATTACTTGCAGCAAGAGATGGTCCATACGTTAATAAAAAATCTGTAAGCGG